GGTTGTTTGTTTGTGTGTGAGCCATATATTGGCCTTGCTCCTCAGAGAAGCCAAAGGCTTTTCCCATAGCACCAAAAGTACCGGTAAAATTCTTAGCCATTGTCTCAGATAGACCAAACTGCGCTGCAGCATTCCTTGCAAAATTGTCTATCTGTTTATTCATTGTAGGAAAGACGGTATCTACTACGTTCTGCACCTCGGAAAGATTGGAGCTTAACTCTATGCATTCCTTGCCAAAGGATATAAGCTTCCCAACCGCAAAGGCTCCGGCAAGAAGTTTACCGGCTTTCGTAGCAAGCTTCGTTACGCTGTTTAGTCCTGCCTCAAAATCGCCCTTGTTAAGGACTAAGTCAAGGCTTACCTGCCCTACGCTATCTCCCATTTAACCTCCTTTCCTACGATAAAAGCGAAAACAAGCTGGCTTCCAGCTTTCTCATTTCCGCTGCGTATTCTTCCTCTGTCATTCTTTCACTCTGTTTTGTACGCCAGTCATCATAAATCTTCTTTTGGTACGAAGAAAATCGTTTGATGGTCTCCTGATCTGTCTCGCTTCGGATTGCTACTACCTTACCTAAGGCAGTATCTGCGGATAGACCGGATAAAAGGGCAGAAAACTCTGCCCAGTCAACCGTCTTAAAATCCTTCGTAGATAAACGAAGGCCGTACTGTGACAGGAAGCTGGACACGATTAAATCCCAGTCTTCAAACAGGTCATAGTACGGCTCACTACTCTTTTTCTTGCTTATCTCCTGTGATTAGCTCCACGGCAGCCTTAATCACTACAATTAGGTCATCAAAGCTAAGCTTAAGCTTTGCAAGCTTCTCTCTGGATTCCTGAGGAAAGAGTGTCTCGTAAGCCTCATTTACTTCCTTCGCTCCGGCATCACCGCCCATAAACTGGAGCACCTTCAACATGGAAGGCGCATCGCTGTTTACTTCAATCTCTTTCCCCTTGATGATTAAGCAGCTGTTCTCTTCGAAGTTCAGTCTGTCTGTAATATCAATCATCTTCATGGATTAACCTCCGATTCCGGGTGCAGCTGGTGCAGGGGTAATGGTCGGCTTACCGTAGCACTCCGCATCGAACTCCAAAGCGTCAATTCCTGTGGTGTCTCCACCGCCCGGTGTGGTTACATTGATAACTACAGGACAGGTAAGCTTTGCACCGGATACCATAGTCCATTCAAACTGTGTCATTACATCGGGTCCAAACTTCCATGCAAGGTCTGCGATATAGTCGTTCGCCTTGTCTCCTACGCATCTTTTTCCCTTAAACTTAAAGGACATCTTCTTACCGGTCATAGCCGCCTTAGACCAGCCCTCCGCATCCATCGCAAACCAGTTCTCTACGGTACCGTCGATGGTGGGCGCAAAGTTCTCAAGGTCTTTTGGTGTCGCCATGTCCTGAGGCTTACTGTCCATGCCCTTAAGGCCGAACTTAAACTGATTAGAATGCACCGGATATACTTTTCCTGCTACTTCGCTCATAATCATTTCCTTTCATAAATCACATCAATCCAGATAACGAACTCATAGACTCCGCTATCGTCAGTTCCTACGTCTTGTGGTTCCGGTACTGCCAAGGATAGGTAGCGAACCACGGTATCACCTATCTGAAATGCTTTGTCTTTCGACTGTAAAAATTGAAAAAGCTTTATGGCTGCGTCTTCCGACTCCACAAAGCTTTTATTCCAATGGATTAACAAAGATATCGGAGAAATGCCATAACTTGTATGCTCTAAGCCCCCTAAAGCCTTGATAGGCGTACCGCTGGACTTCCTGTGATAGATTCCAAGGGATTTCTCCTTTTTGTTATCCAGTTTTCCGATATAAACTTGCTTAAAAAGGCCGCTTTCCTTAATCAGCTGCTGAATTACTTTCAGCGGTAGCACTAAACATCCCCCCTCTCCTTGTAAAACTTCATGAAGGCATTCTTCGCAAAGTCTTCCTTCTCTCCGCCTTTCTCCCAATCCTCGAACCAGCGCCCTTTAGCATTGGGATTCTCGGAGGTATCGAAGTTAAATTCCGGATGATAGTAAAGCCTTCTTGCATATGGTGTAGAGTGCACAAGCCTTACCACGCCTCTATCCGCATCAGAATCGTCTACAAAGGCAGATTCGTTCTGCAGATTACCGGTTTTAAAGGGTACTACTTGGCTTTGCACCACATCGCTATGCACGGCCTCTCCCGTCATGGCAAGGGCAGTTACTGCCGCCTTAGAAAGCTGTTGTATCCTCGGAAAGTTCATTTTTACCGTGCTTGTAGCCTTCATTACTTCACCTCCAGCTTGCAATAATTCACCGTCCCATCAGGATTCCTTGCTTTCATACCGTGAACTATTTCTCTTTCTTCGGAGAAGACCGTTACAGTTCCTCCGGATAGACTAGGGAAGTTCTCTGCAATATCTCCCGGGAAGTAGGCCGTTCCGGTACACTCCACAAGCTTCTTTTCTTCCGTGAAAATGGTTTTTACACTGTCTTGGAAATTGCAAAGAAGGCTTAAATCAAGGGAGCGTTCAGGCTCTCCGTCTTCCGTTATCCCTTCACCGGTTAAATGCACCTCGATAGGAACCTTACAAAGGCTTTTGGGAACTAAACAAGGATACTTCATACTTCCTCCTATATCGCCTTACAGCACAGCCCTGTTTGGCAGAGCAAAGCGTAAAGGGAGCGACTGATTGTCACCCCCTTTTCTACCATTATCTTCTCACTGGATGATAACTTAACGCTTGCTCCATTAAGGCTATACTCGCTTAGCGGCGATTCTAAAAATTCCGCGTTATCGTGCTTGAAAAGGGCGAGCTCTCCAGCTACCTCTTCGATAATCTCTTTTTGAAAGTCAGTGAGATGCCCAAACCCGATTCCACGAATGCGGTTATAGCTTAGAGTATCGATGTCCCTACTCGCCCTGTTTAAAAGTCCGTCTATCTTGTCCTCCGGAACTTGTGTGCCGTATCTCTCAATAAACTTTGTTTTATCCAGGTAAGGAATCATCTTAGTTACCTCCGTCCTCTACAGCTTCGGCTCCTTTATTCTTTCCCTTTCCTTGGGACTGAGCTTTCTGCAGTTCTGCTTCAAGGGCTTCCAGCTTATTTTGAAGCGTTGCATACTCATCATAGGACACGGTCTTACCGGGTGCCGCCTCTAAAAGTTCTCCGTCATCGCCGTAGATGTCGAATCCCTGCGTAAGGTAAAACCCCTTCTGAGAATCATCGATGAAGTATTCCTTATTTTCTTTTACTGCTTTCACAATCTACCTCCTTAGTGCTTAGTTACGTGCATTGCACAGCCTGCAACCTTTCTCTCAATCAAGAAGAGATCCCAGTAGTTTCGATTCTGGTACAGATATCCGTCTGCGGTTCTGGAATCAGTTCCCGGAGTGAAAAGAGAAATGTATGCGTACTTGTCTCTTGCCACTACGCAGGAAGGATGAACCAGAATGAAGTTAATCTGATCCGCATCGGCAGCGGCCACGCATCCATCGGTGAAGTTGTACTTGGTCTTCATGCGTCCGGACTGAACCATCTTGATGGTTACATCATCCAAGGAATGCACGTTTCTATTTACCTCATTAGCGCCGTTTACAGTGATTACTCGCTGGATGCCGTCCGCTTCCTTTAACAGCTTGTTTACTGCCGGAGTAACATAGAGGATTCTTCCATCTACGGGCACTCCTGCGTCATCCATCTTAGACATCTCCTCATCGAAGACAGCTAAGATATTCTGTGCAGTAAGAACGGTAGTACTGTCGATTCTGCCGTGGAAATTAGTAAGCTCTGTATGAAGCTTAGAGAAATTGTAGCAGTCCTTCTCAGGAATAGCCTGCTCATTCTCGAAAGTGTTCTGGATATTCGCAACGGCCAAAGCAAGGTTTGTCTCATCGATATCCATAGGATCCACGAAGAACTCGATATCTCTATCATGAGCAAGCTTCTTAGGCTCCCAATCATTAGCGATGTTTCCGGCATTGAAACCTGCGGTTCTTGTGTGGTCCTTATAGCCGGACAAGGTAAGGCGAGGAAGCTTGATAGTCTGCGCATTAAGGAAGGTAATCTGTGGATTACTGTGCATTAATGCATCAGAGCAAAGCTCCTTCTCATACTTCTGTGCCAAAAACTGTGTAAACTGTTCTGCGTACTGATATACTGCCATAATTAAATTTCCTTTCTCCTATTTAGGATTAACTTAGTCCGAAGGCTTTCTTTAGCGCCTCCGATTCATTCTCATTTTTGCTACCGCCGTTTGCACCTACGGCTTGGAACCCTGTAGCCTTGGTATTAGAAGCCTTAAGCTGCGGGATATCCTCAAGCACCTTATTCAGCGCCTTCTTAACATCCTCTTCCTTAAGCTCCTTTCCGTCTAAAGCGGTAAAATCTGCCATCTTTAAGACGTAGGGGATTGTTTTGGCGTCAAGCCCTAAGCTTACCGCTTGCATTGTGGCAAACTGCTCAAGCTTTGCCCTCTTAGCCTCTTCCTGTGCAGCAGTAAGACCGCTTTGGAGGGTAGCTAAGTCAGGCGTGTTCTTCGCCTTTTCCTCTTTAAAGGTGTTAATTGCCTTTTCTACCTCTTCCTGTGTAAGGCCTTGCTGTTTGAAATAGCCTTTCATAGCTGATTCCTCTGCCGCCTTGGTTCTTCCCTCAATAATCTGCGCAAGCTTGTCATAATCAATCCCCGGCATACTCTGTCCGTTCTGATTCTGAGTCGTTCCCTGCTGATTATTAGGCTGCTGTGTTCCTTGTTGGGTTTCTTGACCCTGTGCATTGTTTTCCATAGTCTCCTCCAGTTTTATGTGTGTCTCACAATATAGTTTCCCTGTTTTTCCAAGGTGTCTCCTCGTAGTTTTACGCCTTCGGGCAATATAAAAAGCACCACCCTATGGACAGTGCTTTAAAGCATGATATGATGAAAGAAAAAGGAGAAAACGCATGATAGATTCTACTTCTAAGAAGGTACTTCACTACCTATACAATCTTCCCGATTTTACTTTCGATGTAAATAAACAACTGAACCCCCCGGACTTTCTAAGCTGGGATTCTTTCTTATCCTGTCTTGAGTACCTTGAGCAGGAAGGCTATATCCGTATCACCCGAATAGGTGAAAACCAAGCCTTTCTTTCGGCAGTCCTCACTCACAAAGGGCGGCACTTTAGAGCCTTCAATTCCATAGCACTCAAAAGGTACCTACTGGACAAATGGATTGACTTAATCGCCCTAATTATCTCAATAATTGCCCTTTTGGGCGCCTATCGCCATGAAATCAGTGCGTTACTACACCTATTAATGCCAGGATAGACAGGATAAAGGCCAGCTTAGAGAACCAAGAAAAATCTCCCCAGCTGTCCCATAGCTTTTCTTTCTTCATAGTTTCCTCCTATTTTACGATGTGAATAACCTCTTTCAGCATTTCTCCGGCTTTCTTCATGAGGCTATTCTCTTCCAGATACTCTAAGCCTTTAAGTGTAATCTCAGGCCGCACAAGCTTTACCTTCGGGTAGCTTACGTCAAAGGACTCACAAGCTTCCCCTCCTGTAATGTATCCTTCTTTAAGGAGCATGGCCATAAGCCTTGACCACATCGGAAGACTAATTCCAAGTGCCTCCGGAGAAAGCAGTTCGCTGTCCCACTCTTCCAAATCCATTGCCTTATGTAGGATAGATAGAATCCTGTAAATCTGTTTGAATTGCTCCATAATCGCTCCTTTTTAGGCAACAAAATACCACCGAAGACCGGTGGTAGATTAGTTTTCTTATATGCTGTCTCCCGCGATTAATAGAGACCGAATTTATGCGCTATTTCATCACGGCCTTCTCTCAATTTCTCTCTTAGCTCCGGTGGAATCACTATTTTCTTTGACTCCTCAGCGCTTGGCATTTTACTGTCATCGATAAAATAAGGCCCGTTTACAACATCCTCAAAGGTTGCTTTTTTATCCATACAATCATCTCCTTGTGAATATTAGATGTTCTGATTTCATCAAACTATCTACAATCTGCATCGATACTTCCTCTTCAATCGATGCATCCGAATATCCTATCATATCTCTTTTAATTTTATTGTACATGTTCTGAATATATTCGTCAATATTATCCACGGGCTTTAGCTTTTCCATCCTGTATACTGTGCCGTCATGGCAGACGATAGTAGAACCACTCTGCCATTCCCTGTCAAAGAGATATTTTATATCTGCTCTGGACGGATACGAACTGTTTGGATGATTATGAAGAACCTCGAAGAGAGTCTTTCTGCCGTTCAAAAATTCGTTCTCCTTGGGAGAGAATCCACAGCTATGATACTTATTATTAACTGCGGATGTGTTTTTAACAAGCCGTTTTCCTGTTCTAGCGTCTATCGCCACTATCTCCTCGTAGAACGTATTGTTTCTTGATTCCAAGATTTCCATAGCTTCTTTGTATATTGATTCACTCACCACTTTATTCTTTCCCAGCCCTTCAAATTTATCGTGATACTTCTTCGTGTTCACCAGTTCAAGATTGACGTGCCCCAAATCACGAACGCCGTCGTCTTTGATGTGTGCGAGTTCCTTTTCGCCGTCCATAACGCTTGACAGGGCTTTCCACTGCTCCGCCTTCCTTGCGTACTGCTTCTTATTCTCTGGATCCAGCGAGAACATGGACAACCTTTCAAACTTCGAGACCTGATGTTCAATCCGCTTTTCCTTTTGCTCATGGTTATAGTCCGCGGCTACTTCCTCAAGCTCTTCCTTAGTCCACTTCTCCTCTCCGGCATGGAGCTCAGGAAAGTAAGTAGTGTGGCTGTCTTTGCAGTTCGTCACGGATGGTAAAGACCCGCCCCTATCGCACTGGATAGAAACGGATAATTACCATCATTTTTACCTCCTCCCGACCAAACATCGTCTATAAAGACTTTTCCAACAAATGGGGCACACTTCGGGCAAGGATTGCCTCTCTTTGCCAAAATTACCGTAGTAATGCCCCACTTCCTTCTCTTCTCCCCTTCTCCGCTAAGATAGGCTCTCTTATTTGCAGTCCTTACCGCCATTCTTGCGTAGTTTGGAAGTGTATGCCTGGCACCGTTCTTATACTCTACGCAATTAAGGCCACTACTAAGCATACTCTTAGTTGCCATGTCTACCGCTTGCTCGTAAGTACCCGCGCCGCTGTTTGCATAAACCTGTGCATTAAAAATGGCCTTACGATACTGATCGTCGGCCATACGGAGTATTGCTGTTTCTGCTTTTGTCATGTCGGCTTTAGTAGCCTTGATTAAAGCTTCCAGCTTTTCCTTGTTAAGCTGGAAGAATCTTCCGGTTAAGGGGTTCATGGATTGCCTAAGCTTTGCGCCCTTTTTGGCTGCGCGAAGTATCTTTCTTTCTTCGTGCATTCCACCCGCAGCGTAGGACTTCCGGATAGCTTCTTCTATCTTTTCATTGATAGCCAAGAATCTTCCGGAATACTTCTCCTTATTATCCTGCCGATAAGCTCTAAGGCTTTTAAGCTGTTCGGCCTGCCACATGGTCCATTCTTTCTCTTCCTTGATTTCCTCAATTCGGTGCCTTCCCATATTGCGAATCATGGAAGCAATGAGTTCTTCCTCGATTCTATCGAGTGCTTCTCCGATGTCATACGCCATTCTGATACACCTTAAAGCCTTGCAAGCGGTAAGACCTGATTACTTCTTTCAGTTTACCCTTACTCTTGCAGTCATCCTTTCTAAGCTCTGCCATGCCGTCTTTTTCCAAAGCATACACACCGAAGGGCACTTGCTCAGATGCCAGCTTAAGCATCTGCCTGTATTCCTCCGGGCTCATTTTGTAGCTGTGGTTTAATATTTGGACTACCATCTATTCCCTCCTCTACTGAAAAGTCCGGCTCCTCTACGCTGGAAATGCCTTGCTCCTCTTTTAGCCTTGCGACTTCTTCCTTCTTCCAATCATCATCCTTGGTATCGCCATAGAGCTCTTCAATCTGTGCCTCGATACTCATCATGGCAACCCCCGGTCTTGCCTTGGCCAATGTTTCTACTTGACTCTCAAATGATGGGGAAGCGTATTCGCCGAAGGGGATATTGACCTTGACTTCTTCAATGCTTTCTCCTCGGAGGACTTTCTCTGCATTGATACACTGCTGAATAAGTCGCGGTAGCTGCTCTTGAATAGCCTTTACGATACTTGCTCTGGTGTAGAGCGTGGTCTTCTCTTTTTCCCTTTGCGCGAGAGCATTGTCCAGCTTCTTCGTATCAATCCCCAAAGTGGAGGGGCTGATAATTCCTTGCAAGCAAAGGTCTAATGCGGTGATGTAAGAAGCCATATAGCTGTCATGAGGGATATTTGGCTGCGTAACAGTGATTGCGTTCTTAGCACCTTCGGAGATATCGTCAGCTCCCGCAATGAATCGGTTGTCGAAAGCATTAGGCTTTAAAAGCATTCCGCTGTTTGGGTCTCTTGGAATGAAGCTTTCAGGAACATAGGTCTTAGACCGTCCTGCCCTCAAAGCGTCCATCCATTGACTCCATGCTTCATCTAAGGCATCGAAGGAATCCAGCTTGCCGTCAAAGATAGAAGAACCTCTTCCTTCATACTTCGCATTCTCATAAATCTTGAACGGCACGGCCATCATCAGGCTTTCGTCAAAGGTCCAGTCCTGCACCTCTTTCGGCAATGGGTATTCCTGCTCGTTCCTGTACAGCTTATGCCGGATATAGCCTCTACCATAGTGCGCATGAAGCACGTCCCCTTTATCCCAAGGAATCTTGAAGATAACCTCTTTTAGTCTCCCGTAGCGATAGACGAACTCTACACGCTCCCCCGGTACCCATTCAATAATCGGATGTGCGCTTTCTGCCGGATCCAGCACGATACGGAAAGCACCGTCACCGACAACAAGGGTGTCCTTTAGGCAGGTATCCATTAAGGCTTCAAAGTGGTTCTCTTCTTCGATTTCCTCCCAAAGGTTCTTCTGGATATCACTGTCAAACTCGAAAGCATTCATATCCGGAAGAACGATGGCACTAAGCATTTTTACGATTAATCCGGGAAGCCCTGTATGGATTTTCCGAATCTCCATGCCCGCTGTAGGCTTTGCGCCCCAAAACTTCTGTGCATCGTTTAGCATTCTGCACTGCTGATACAGCTGCTCTAACTCGTTTCCGTCTGCTCTGTACCATATTTTGTTTCGAATGGCAGCAGTCTCAAAATCCATGAAGCTTTGAATCGAAACATGATAAGGGCTTACAGGCTGAATCTGTAGCCAGTTCTGTAATCCTTTTTTAAACTTATCTGTCATACTCTTTATCCATCCCACTGTTTATCTCTCCAATCAGCTTTCTAAACGGTATCCAGGCATACTGTGCGGCGTTTATCGTGTGATCGTGCCCATCCTCAGGAATATCCTTATCTTCCTCCCAAGCATAGCTGTTCAACTCTCTGATATGCTCCGTGCAATCCTCGGATACTAAATACTTCCCTTCCGCAAGCCAGCCTAGCTGGAAGTTAATTCTGTCAATGATACTTACTTTCTTGTAGCTGTTTACAAAGGTGTAAAGGCTTCCGTGGTTACGTTTAAGCTTCTTAAGCTCCGTAATGGTCGCTTGGTCAGCTGAATCAATGAACACATCTCTCGCAAAGCCGTAGTCCTTTCTACAGGATTCCAGAAAGGCTATAAACTTTACAGCTGTGTCCGATGGTGCTAAAGGCTCCTGCCTATCCCTGTTGTTGTATACACATTCTCTTAGCACTATGCAGCGCTTGTCCTTAGTAATGCCTATGAACATCATGGCTATAGTGTCTTCGGAATGAGAGGAATAGGAAGTATCGAGCCCTGCGGTGAACTTCACAAAAGGATTAATGCTATGTGGAATCTTCGCAATATCCTCTCTGCTAAGCACATGAGTCTTCTCATCGAAGTTAGAAAATACAAGGCCTGTTGAGCGACCGCGCAGTCCCTCAATCTTATTTTTCCATATCTTCGTGCCTCTGGGCGTGTTTCTAAGAATCTGCTCAAGCTTTTCTTTAGGTAATCCCAGGTTATGGGAAAAAGAAAAGAACCAATGCACCCAGCCGGGCTTCGGTTCTTTCACTAAGCATTCTCTTATTTCTTTCGGCGTTTCGCTTTCCCACTCAGGAAGAGGCCTTGAATGGTCCACATACTCGGAATAGACGGGAAGCGAAGGATCGTCGGGATTCAGTGTTCCCATCATGTAATCGCAACGCATTGCCGCCTCTCGGACAAAATCAATATCCGCCGTATTTATCTCATCGATGTAAAGGCATCCGTACTGTCCTCCTAAGGCTTTCTGCCACTTCTTTTTATCGCCATAACCTAAAACATATACCGTCTTATCTCCTCCGCTTGCATGGAAAAGGATATGCGGTATTTTGTCCTCGCTGGTACCGTTACCGTTATACTCAACAAGCGCACCGAAGTCATCCACAATGCCTAAGTCCTTGTTGATAATGTTCTTTTCTGCTGTACCGGTATCCTTTGCCGCTATGATGTGGAGCTTCTTCTTACTGCTTGCGACCTTCAGCATGAACTTAAACAGTCCTACGGTCGTCTTTCCTGCGTAGGTGGTGTCAGCCCTCCAAAAATTCGACTGACGCATTGCATCGTAGAAATGCTTTGTACTTATCCGAAAGCACTAACTGTTCTGAACTCATGGAGCTAATCACCCCCTCCCAACTGATCTAGTAAGCTGTCCAGCTTAGACTGCTCTGCTTCAATACCGGACACTTCAACCTTATCCTTGAACAGGCCGAATCGCTTACCAAGTAATTCGGCAGCCCTCAGCCTTTCTTTTTCGTCCGGCGCCTTTTTGAATCGCCTAGCTTCGGAACAGCCGTCTCCAAGTCCTTCGACTACTACAACCTCTGCCGTAGACTCGCCGCGCATTACGGAAGTAAGATACTCCATCACCTCTGTAGCTGTGGCCATGCGGTCGCTACTCATACTGGCGAGAATCGGCTCAATCGCATTTTTAACTTTATCATTTGTTAGCAGTCTACTTGCTAAAGCTGCAGCAGTTTCATTCTTTTTCACGGAAGGATATGCGACACGATAAGCCCTTGTGCCGTTCATATCAACCAGGTATTCTTCAATAAACTTTTTCTGCTTGTCTGTTAAATCGTCATTGTTTTTCACTAGGGCTCATCCCCCTTTCTAACAATATCCTTTAGTAACGAAAAGGGAGCCACCGTTAAGTGGCTCCGAGCTTCAAAAGGAGTTCCATGTTACATGGCAAATGGCAAGATGCGTTCCGACACCAAGTCCATTATTATTGTAAAACGAACTTTCCGAACAAAACGAACAATTTTCACATTTTTGCTATTTTTTCTCGAAAGACCTGTCGTGGATTACGATTCTTACGTATTCCTCAGATACGTTGCCTAGCTTCCTGGCTATCCAGCGCCATGTTCTATCCTCTGTATAACGGCTGCGGATAACAAAGCGAAGCCTATCGTCCTCAATGGATTCTATCCAACTTTCGACTTTACGGATTTTTGCTTCAAGTTCTGAAAGCTTTTTAAGTCGTCTCTCGTAAAGCTCCTGATTGAATCCGTCAAGGTGTACGACCTTCTTAAAGCCCTTCGAGTAGTCATGGCCGAAGTCATGGACAGTCTCTCCCAGCATGTTGGATATCTCCTTCTCCAGTATACCGATATTTTGCTTCCAGCCTCGGTACTGCTTTAATTGTTCCTTTGTCATTCTTCTCCTCCCGCATCTAACTCCCATGCACTCTCGCCCTTATCTATAAAGGCTTGAACAATCTTCTTTACCGTCTTTGCCCCTATGCCGTCTATCCCTAACAGGAACTCCTCTAAAGTGTTACTGTCAAATTCTAAGACGGTCGGCATAGCATCCTGTCCATCTTGAAATCCGCTCGCATAAACCGAAGTTGCCCACTGATTCATTTGATTAAAGCTGTACCGCTTCAAGGCTTGATAGTTTCCAAAGTTTAAAGGCTTAAGCATAGGCTACTCCTTTGCAAGCTCCAGGTATCTATTCAGGTACCATATTGCTTTTTCTGTTATCTCAATCATCCGCAAATTCCCCCACTTCTTTCTCCACTGCCTCAACCGCCTTTTTCTCTATCAATTCCGAAAATTCTTCCAGTTTTTCCTCCACGCCATAGACGGAATCTATCAGTTCCGGCAGAGCGTCCTTTAAGTCTGGAATTGCGCTTTCTTTGAAAAACTCCACTAGCAAATGGCAGTTTATTAGTTGCTTCAACTCTTTTGTAAGTTTCATGTTTACGTCCTCTCTACAACATCAACAATATTGTATACGGCAAGTTTCGTGCGTTCTTTGTTCTCCAATTTTATTTGACTTGGCATGCCTTTATTTCTTTTTGCCTCGTATACCACGCTTGATATTTCTATATCTTTTTCATGAGAATCCTCACACCATTTTGCCATTCCCTGTGTGGAATATTCTTTACTGCAAAAATCGCACCTGTAAAACTTTATTTCCGTCATTTACTCCACCTCTATTCATGTAATTTTAGCTATATCTGAACCATACTTCGTATCCTTCGTTAATCACAAATGGGCACATAAATCCACAGAACGCCTCATTTTTGTTTAAGAAATCATTTAATTTCGCAGATTCCAAAGCATAATAGTTTCCTAGAATTACGTTCCAATTACTTAGACCAAAATCACCATCCTTATGATAATGCTCCAGCAAATCTATATAGCGATGTTTCTTTTCGTCCTTCAGCACAAAATCAAAGCAATATGCATCTACAACCCTGTAAAGTCCATTCAAGCTGTCTTTATCCAATCTAACCTTGAATAGTCCATCCTCGAAGAATGAATCCTCATCCAGTTCTGATTGAAATTCTTGTTCGACAAAATCATGCACCTGTTCTATGAAGTCATTATTTCCAAAAAGTTGAATATATCCGCACTCCTCTTCTTGTTTTAAAACCGTCAATGTATATCTAAAACTCATTCTTTCACCTCTCTATGTTTTCACTGTGGTAGTCAACCGATACTTGACAGTGGTTCGCTATTCCAACCGCATTTTTCGCATACACAAACCGCAACCTGAAATTCTCCACGCATATCGCAGCCGTAAATAAATGCTTTACGGTGCATTGAGATTTTTTTAGTCCTCTTTCCGTTCTTAATTTCAAATGGTTTTCCATCAAGCCCAATTTTCCGGAAAGTCGGATATTGTATATCGTAGTACAATCCTGATGATTCGCCACAAGTAGGGCATACATGGTACATACCAAACATTTCGTCTGTGCAATCATTGCTTTTCATTTACTCCGCCTTTCCAAGCCTTGCTTTTAAGGCTCTAAGTACACCCTCTTGATTCTGTCCCTTTTCACTCAGGGACTTTTTAATATCGTGGTCTACCGTATCCGTACAAAGCAGCTCATGCACAATAACCGGCTTTTCTTGTCCCTGCCGGAAAAGTCTGGCATTTGCCTGTGCATATAGCTCATAGCTCCACGGCAGCGAGAACCAAATAATATGCCGCCCGCCGTACTGGAGATTGATTCCATAAGCCGTACTTGCAGGATGGGCAAGTAGCATATCAATCTTCCCCTTGTTCCAGTCTTCTTCGTCCTTAGGGCTCTTAAATTCTCTAACCTCTAAACCGGACTTCTCCAAAGCTTTCAGGATCCTATCCTTGTCATGCTTAAAATTATAAAAGACCAGTGCGGATTCCCCATTTAACTCTTCCACAAGCTCTGTAAAGCGTTCCAGCTTGCAGTCATGGATATGATTCACTACTTTATCCTCATCGTATATCGCGCCATTCGCGCATTGGGAAAGTTTGTTCGTAAGCACTCCCGCAGATACTGCGGTTATCTCTGACTCCTCCAAGGATAGAACCATGTTCTTCTCTAAGTCTTGGTAAGCCTTTAAGGCTTTCTTATCCAAGTCAACAGGTATCTCGTTATAGACGATGGAGGGGAGCTCTAAATAGTCTTTCGCCTTAAGGCTTATGCAAATGTCGGATATCTTTTTTGTGATAGCCTGCTCTGCACCCTTCTTTGGTTTGTAATCGAATCCCATAAAGTCG